CGCGCTGGTGGTGATCGAGCAGCGCAGCGCGGGCTGGCAGATCGTGGTGACCACCACGCTCCAGGAACTCCAGAAGAACCTCCCCCCGGCCACGGCGCAGCTGGTCGGGCCGTACTTCGCGCTCGCCAACGTCCTGCTGACGGCGATTGCGAACCGCGCGATCGACGAGCCCGCCTCCGCCGCGGTGATTGCCGCCTACAAGGCGCGGCTGATCTCCAGTCAGGCGATCGATCGCGCGTGGCTGGCAGCACACTAGAGCGGGGACGGTGTATGCCGCGTCGGTGATCGCCGCTCGGGAAGCGCTCATCTGTGATCGCTTCCCGCAATTCGCCCACGGGGTGCCGATCTACACTGTTGACGAGAGCACCGATTGGACGGTTGGGCTCATGTCGGCGGTCGACGACCACGGCGTCCTGACCCGCGCGCTCTCGGACGCCGAGCAGACCTTCATCGCCGCCACCCGCCTCCGGATCATCTTCGACTTCCCCTACTTTGCCGAGCGCTTTGTGTGGATCGATGAGGAGGGGCATGGGCTCCGGCGCCTCTATCCCTTGTGGGAGTCGCAGGCGTTCCTGCTGCATGTGTTGGCGACGATCGAGGAGGAGCGCTACGCGAGTGGCTACCCCGATGGGCTCCTGATCAACGTGCTCAAGGCGCGCCAGCTCGGGATCAGCACGCTCGCCGAAGCCCTCGTTGCCCATCGCCTGCTGACCCGCCCGCATATCCGCGCGCTGGCGGGCGCCGACGTCGAGGATCAGGCCGGCTACCTGTTCCGAATGATCGACCGCCTCTACCAGCAACTGCCGTGGTTCCTGCAGCCAGCGCGGCTCTACTTCACCAAGAACCGCGAGATGACGTTCAGCAACCAATCCTTTCTGAAAACCGCCTGGGGGAAATCTACCAGAGGTGCGCTGCAGTCGATCACTGGGCAGGAAGGGACCAAGGGCGCCATCGGGCGTGGTCAGACCTACAGCGTGATCCACATCAGCGAGTTAGCCACCTGGGAGAATCCCGAGCAGCTCGACACCGCCCTGTTGCCCACCGTCCCCTACTCGCTCGACTCGCTGGTGATCTTTGAGTCGACCGCCGAATATGCCGGCGACTGGTGGCATCTCCAGTGGCAGACCGCCAACGACGATGTCGGGCGCTTCACCAACGTGTTCATCCCGTGGTATGCCGAGCCGGGGAAGTACTCGCTGCCGGCGCCTGCTGCCTGGATCCCCTCGACCCTCACCCTGCAGCACGCCGAGAAATGCGAGCGCGACTCCGCCAAATGGACCGGGCGCACGGTGACCCTCTCCCGCGCGCAGCTCTACTGGTACGAACAAACCCGCACCTACTACGCCCGCAAAGGGGAACTCCATAAGTTCCTCAAGGAGTACCCGGCTGATGATCAAGAGTGCTTCCAGTACGCGGGCCGCGCGATCTTCACGCTCGAACAGCTCGACGCGATCGACGCCGCCGGCTCCCGTCGCACGCTACTCGATGTGTGGCGTGTCGAGCCGGCGCGTGAAATCGCAGAGCTACGCCGCACTCCTCCGGATGATCCGTCACCTCATCCGGGTGATCGACCAGCTCCCCGCCCCCGACTCGTCCCACCGCTCACGCTCCGGATCGGCCCCGTCTCGGCGATCGCGCACGAACTCCACCCGGTCCCGCCGGGCTACGGGTTCACGCGGGTCACCCAGGCGGAGCTGACAGACCTCCCCTCGCTCCGATCCGATGTCCTCGCCATCTGGGAGTACCCCCGGCTGAGAGGATCGCGGCGCTATGTCATGTCGGTCGACGTCGGCGAGGGGCTCGGGCTCGATTACTCGATCGTCGACATCTACCGCCTGCCCACGATCGAGGAGCCAGGCGAGCAAGTCGCGCAGTACTGCAGCAACCATGTGGATACGAAAGCGCTCGCCTTCATCGCCGACGCGATCGGACGCTACTACCACGACGCCGATCAGGTGGAAGCGCTCGCCGCGGTTGAAACCAACGGGCCAGGGCTCGCGACCCAGGACACCCTCCAGCTGCACCTCGGGTACAGCAGCTTCTACGTCTGGGAGTATGCCGACGCCGCCAAGCCCGAGAAGCGCTACTCGACCAAGATCGGGTGGGTGACCAACAGCCGCACCCGCCCGCTGATGATCGCCAGCTTCTATGCGGCCATCACCAACATCGACCCGATCACCACCCTGCCCGAGCTGATCCTGAACTCGCCCATTACCAGGGGGGAGTTGCGTCATTTCATCACCGAAGGCACAATCGGGGACGCCGCCGCCGCACGGGGGCAACACGATGACGCGGTGATGGCGGCGGCGATCGGCCACTACGTGTGCTGGCGCCTGTCGGGAGGCGAGACCGAGCCGATCGCCGAACGCCGCGCCCGTCGGCACGCGATCGCCGCTCAACGGGCGAACAGCTTGGACGATCAGGGGAAGGACTGGCGCAACACCGCGGTCACCGCCGAGGAGATGGATCATGGGCTCGAATCCGACGACGAGTTCGCCGACGACGTCAGCACCCCAGGTGGGAGCGCCAGCCTCCACTTCGATGCGCGCAGCCGCATCGATCTCGACTGACAAGCTCCAGGTGCGGCAGCGCACCCCCGCCCTGACCGCGACCCGGTTGAAGGCCGCGCAGCGGGTCCAGCTCACCGGCAGTGGCTCTGTCGATCTCAACGGAGGCGACTGGGTGATCAGCCGTGGGGCGTCGATCATCGACTGGGTGCGCGGCTCGCTCGCCGAGAAATACGAGCCGCTCACCGAGCCAGGGCTGACGCTGCCCCCGTCGGTGCTCGTCCGCATCGAACAGACGACGGGGTTTGGCTCTGTCAAGGATCCCTACGTGCTCCTCGACGCGATCGAGCGGCTCGCCGCGATCTCCATCGGCACCATCCAGATCGACTTCACCCCAGGACAGCTGGAGGAGATCACGCACCGCGCCGGCAAGCGTGGGCGGACGGTCGAGCAGGAGCTACGGGCGGCGGTTGATCGGGTGAAGGACGAGATTTTCCACCGAGGCGCCTGATGCCCCCTCGACCTGTAGAGCGTACGGCGGAACAGATCGCCTTGGCAGCTCAGCAGCGGCGCGAACGAGATCGTGCCAACTGTCGGCGACACTACTGGAAGGATCACGAACGTACTCTTCAGAGGAAGCGTGCCGCTAGGGAGTTGAACAAATCTCACATTCTCGATCTTGGGCGCGCAGCCTATGCTCGTAGAAAGGTCACAGCGGTTGAATCGTATCAGCGTAGGCTGGAGCGACAGCGGACGCTACGACAGGAACGCAAGGATCGCTGCTATGCCGCGTACGGTGGGTATATCTGTCGCTGTTGTGGAGTGACAGAACCGATCTTCCTCTCGCTTGATCACATCGCCGACGATGGAGCGTCTCATCGACGCGAGATTGGTACTGGAGCCCATGAGCTGTACCGTTGGCTGATCAAGCATAATTTCCCTCTTGGGTTTCAGGTGCTCTGCCACAACTGCAACTGGGCAAAGGCGTGTGGAGGCTGTCCCCATCAAGTACGCTTAGACGACGAAGTCGAGAGGATGGTCGTGTGAGTCTCCATGACTTCTACTGTCCGCGGTGTGGGCAGGTGCTTGTTGACATCCACGTACCTGTCGAGATCGGTGCGACGGCTGGCGCCCCTGAGCATTGTGGCGCCAAGACCAGTTGGATACCTGCAACCCGTGCGATGGATATTGGCGGCGCCAAGACCGCCGGCTTCCGCGGCTTCCACACCACCGATGGGCGTGGGCAGCCGGTGCACATCGACTCGCTGCACAAAATGCGGCAGGTCGAGCGCGAGTCCGAGCAGGCGTATCGCAACGGCGAGGGCCAACCGATGGTGTTCCGGCGCTGGGCTCAGGACGGATCGAACCGTGATCAGCCCACGTTGTCAAAATCCTACAACCCGGCGGACGCCCCCACCGACGAGGGCAAGCGCAAGTTCGGCCGGCAAGGCTCCTTCAGCGCACCTGTCGACGAGCCCGACGCCCCGTTCGGTCCTGGTGTGCATGAGGGGAATACGTCGGCACTCCCACCGGAGGTGTCCTGATGGAAGCGGTTGCCCCGTTTGTCGAGTACCAAGGCTCGCGCGAGGTGATCTTTGGCAGAGATCAGCCCGAGTACACCCCGCTGCCGGCGCTCATCTTCGACGACAACAAGATCCTGATCGAGTGGACGTTCACCACCGAGGAGCGTGAGGCGATCGCGCGTGGGGAGAATCTTCGCCACTGGATCTGGAAGAGCGTGGTGTGTTCCACCTGTGGCGCGCCTCGCCACTTCGAGCCGGTCATGTTAGAAGTGGCCCACGATCATCATGGCTGAGTTGAAGCGCTGTAACGACTGCGGTGAGGAGAAGCCCCTCGACCAGTTCTACCTGAAGACACCAAAGACGTACCGCCGTCCGCCGCGGTACGACGGCTTCTGTAAATCGTGTCGGAACGATCGTACACAGGAGTACCAATCGCGGCCTGAGAACGTCGTCAAGGTTGCTGAGTACAAACAGCGACACTACCATCGGGTGGGCAAGTTCGCCATCCGCGATCGATCGTACCGAAAGTTCAACGCGAACCAGGCCGCGTACGATCTCCAATTCCACTCGCAGCACGAACGCTGTGCGATCTGCCTACGAGCTGTCGCCGAGGGTGAGGATCGGTTCGCCTTCGATCACGATCATGCGAGTGGGCTAGCACGCGGGGTGCTGTGCCCGTCGTGTAACGGTGCGCTCGGATCACTGAGAGATCGGCGCGATCTGCTCCTCGCCGCAATCCGCTATCTCGAATATTGGGAGCGTCAGCACACGCTCGTGAGTGGCACAAATGGAATTTAGTCCGTCGGGCGTCATCGATCTCCCCGCGACGACGGCTGAGTCCTTGGAGCGTGGCGATCAGCGCGTCGTCGCCTGGCTCCGCGAGTGGATCCAGGAAGGCGACCTGATCAATCGCTCAGACCCCTCCTACGATTCGATCGAGCGTGCGCAGCACTACATCGTGGGGGAGCAGCTCTCCTCCGACCAGCGCAAGCTCAAATACCTCCCCCAGGTGATCATCAACGAGTCGCGCAAGGCGATGCAGGCCCATGTGAGCGCGCTGACCGACTTCAAGCCAGTCGTGGGCTGGAAGGGCAATCCGGAGTTCCTCGTCCAGGCGAACCTGCTCAACCAGTACGCCATGTCGGAGTGGATCACCGGGATGCTCGACCTCGACCTCGGCGACTGTGTCAAATACTCGCTCGCCGCCGGGACAGGTGATCTGGTGGTGGACTGGGATCCGCACGCGCCGCTCGGGGGGGCGCACCAGCTCTCCGCGCGCGACCCGAGAGACACCTTGCCGCTGCGTCCGTCACTCGCGCGCTCACCTCAATTTTGGGAAGGCGTCTGCCTGCGCGAGGAGCACACCGTGAATGTGCTGCGGGGGATGTACCCGCTCAAGGCGCACCTGTTCAAGCCCAGCTCGGACACCGCGCTCGGCAAGATCATGGGCCGCTTCCGCACCGGGCTCAGTCGCCTCCTGACTCCAGCCGATCCGCTCGATCAGATCGCCGCTGGCACCGCCGCGACCGCCCGCCGCTCCCGCCGGGGGACGGTGGTACTGTACAGAGCCTACTTCAAGGATCGCACGCGCAATCTGACCGATCAGACCTTCACCCTCGGTACGCCCGGCAGCAACTGGGCGACCGTGATCAAGCCGAGCGAGCCGCTCTACCCTCGTGGCCGCCTCGTGGTCGCCACCGACGACGCGATCATCTACGACGGGCCGAACACCTACTGGCATGGGCTGTTCCCGGTCGCGCGCCTCAAGCTCTGGGCGGTCCCCTGGCAGTTCCTCGGGATCCCCCTCTTTAACGATCTCCTCCCCGTGCAGGACGCGATCAACGAAACCGCGCACGACATCCGGCTCGGGATCAAGCAGTGGGTCGACCCCGACGTCACCTACAATCGCAACGCGGTGAGCGAAGCCACCATGCGACTGATGGATCCGCGCCGCCCTGGCAAGCGGGTCAAAACCATGCCCGGCTTTGGTGATCCGTGGAAGAAGGAGGACGGCCCGAACCCGCAGATCCTCTCGATGGCGCTGCAGCTCTGGGACAAGCTCACGCTCAAGTTTGAGGGGCTCGCCGGCACCGCCAATCTCCAGGCGCTCCTGCAGCTGCGGCAGCTCCCCAGCGCGGACACGATCCAGAAGTACTACGAAGCCCTGACCCCCGAGATCCGCCAGGAGGCGCGTCAGGTCGAATCCTTCCTGCGCGACTTCGCGGAGATGATCAAGGTCAACTACTTCCAGTTTCTCTCGACCGCCAAACGCGTGCAGGTGCTGGGTCAAGGGGGGGTCACCCTGAACGACTTCGACTTCGATCCCAACACGCTCGTGCCGGCGCTCGCCCCCGGCGCTCCCGGCTACACCCCTGAGCTGGACATCACCCTCACCACGCGCGATGAGCGCGCGAGGTACTTCCACAAGCATCTGGTGTTCGTGGTCGCGCCGAACTCGGTCCTGGCGATCAACGCCCAGGAGAAAAAAATGATGACCCT